AGATATTGAGCAAGCTTTGTTTATTGTTGAAGCGGTTTCTATTGTTGAAGCTAGTGAATTTATAAAAGAGGTTAACAGATAGTATTATTGGTGGCATTCTTTTGAGTGTCACTAAATAATATTAAAACCTAAACAGAAAGAAAATAAAATGATTGATAAAGATATAATACTAAACTTAACAGACATCGAAATTTCATGCTTAGAAATTGTTTCATGTAACTTTGAAACGCAAGCTGACATAGAGAAAGAACTCTACAGGATAGCAGAACTTTGCAAAACTTTGTCAAATGAATTAAGAGATAGAATACAAGAGGATGAATAAATCTTTAAGCTATTGTCCTGAGTGTTTAGTCAAATCATATAGACGTAAGCTTAAAGTAATTGACACAAGAGACTATTTTAAATTAGGATACCCATCAATTAAACGTAGAAAGAAATGTCTTTATTGTGGGTATAAAGTTAACAGTGTAGAAATATATTTAGAGAAAGGGAAATAATTAAAATGAATAAATTGTTAAAAGAAGGGGAATATGAAAAGCTATTCATTAGACTGTCGGGTCATTTCCTATCAAAACACTTACCAGATGACTTCTTTACATATGATGAAGAAGACCAGATGACATTGATAGAAGACCATCATTGGCAACCGTTTGAATATCACTCACCACAAGACGTATATGACTTAATTGATAATTTAACTTATGATGTACAAAACATCTTAGAAAAAGGAAAAATTTAAATGTTAGATGTAGAAGATAGATTAAGACTTGCACATGAGACAGTATGCAAGCAAGAAAATAAAAGAATGCGTGAAGTTTTTAACATACGCAATTATAAAGAAGGTGACCAGTGGACTGCACAAAAGAATAGACAGGCCACAGGTGCTATAGGTGGCAAGAATAACAAACTCAAAAGACTTTGGGTAAAAGAAAGGGTAGCAAAATGAGTAACAAATATTTTAATGTAGATAAATATAAAAGAGATGAAGAACGTAAAGAGAAACTTATGACAGCATTTGTCTATTCAGTTTTAGGATTTGCATTTATTGGTGTTATGTTTACGTTTAGCTTAACGATTAATACAGTATGGGAGTTAATACAATGAGTAATAAAATATTTTTAGATGGATGTTATAGTGTAACAGCATGGGCAGATATAGATTTGCCAGAGGGTAAAACATCAGAGGACATACGGCACGTCTATGACAAATGGGGTACGTTATACATAGAGCTAGACGATGGCAAAGTGTACGAGTACGAGATTGACTATGGTGATGTTGATAGCAAACGTTTAGACTACATGGATTTATATACAGATGAAAGGGAACTACTAAATGTATAGAGTTAAGACATATGATAGAAATGGTAAGTTAATACAAACCTATTGCAGCTATAATAGAGCTACGTTAGAAACTTATGTGAGTTCGTCACTAGATAAGGTGAAGGGTATTGTTCACGTTAAGAGTTGGGAAGAGGATGAAAACAATGGATAAGCAAGAATTTTATGATTGGATTTATAATGGTGATGCTACCTTTGAAGCTATAGAAGATTTAGGTGATGGTAACTTTGCTGTATACTTTTGTGATATAGAAGGTGATGATGATGATGACTAAAGATAAACCATTACATAGATACCACAATGAATTAATCAAAGAGATAGATGATGCTGAGTGGTTGGATAAAGATATATCTGACCACGAGGAACAAGAGAACAAAGAGTATCTTATATCTTTAACTAATGGTGGTAAGGCTTACAGTAAATAACCTATAGAACCCTTGTCAGGGACAAGCCCTAGGGTAACAACATTATTTAATCTGTCAAGAGGGAAAATAAATTAAATGGATTACAGAGCATACATAAGAAGAGGCAAGCAAGAACTTGAAGTCTTTGGACAGGTTTGGGATGATGGCTCTGGCTACTGGGATGATCACCATTTCATCGTAGATAAAGAGCCAGAGTTTGCCATAACAGAACTATATGACAATGAAGATAGAGAGATCGTTAAGCTTACCACCTTGACACCTGAAGAAATACAGGTCATTTTAGATATGTTTACACAAGATTATTGGGATCAAATATTATGAGTAACTGGTTAAGCCATAGAGAATGTCCATATGAGGACTGTGGCAGCACAGATGCCTTCAGCTACAATACTGAGAGCTGTTCAGGCAAGTGTCATAGCTGCGAAAGAATATACCCTAGGACTAAAGACAGTAAGTTCGAATGGGCAGAGGAAACATACCCTGTAATGGGGCAAGAGCAAAAGGATGAATGGGACATGAACCCACAACAACAAACGCAGATCAAACCTGTACCTACTGAGGTGCTGACACCAGTGTTCAGGACTATCAGGTCTATCAGTGAACAGACCATGAGGTTCTATGGTGTTAAGACATACCTTGACAGTAATGGTAAAGAGGTGAAGCAAGAATACCCATACCCTTCAGGTGGTATAAAGACTAGATTTTTTCCAAAAGAATTTAGAGCTACCAACCTTAAGTCAGATGAACTATTCGGAATGAACCACTGGAATGCAGGTTCAGGTAAGATTGTCACCATAACTGAAGGTGAACTAGATGCTATGTCAGCATACCAAATGTGTAACTCAGAAAGATATTCATCAGCCTTTGTGTCACTACCATCAGCTACACCATCGAATAAACTTTGGACTAGAGCTGCAGATTGGTTAGGGTCATTCGAGAAGATCATACTATCTATTGAACATGATGAACAAGGCAATGCTGTAGCACAAAGGATAGCTAACCTATATCCTAACAAAGTATACAGGGTACAGCATGACAAATACAAAGATGCAAATGAGTTCCTAGAAGCTGGTGCTCGTAATGAATTCTACAATGCATGGTTCAATGCTAAGAAGTATACACCTGAGAACATAATCAATACATCAGATCAGTTCCTTAAGCTATACAACAATAGTGAGAGCCATGTGTATGTTGAGACAGGGGTGCAAGAGTTCGATGACTTATGTATGGGTCTGATGCAAGGGCACTTCACATTGTTCAAGGCACAGACAGGTATAGGTAAGACTGAGTTCATGAGATACTTAGAGTACCACATACTTACCAAGCACCCTGAGATAAGCATCGCAGCTTGGCATATGGAAGAGACAAAACTTAGATCATTACTTGGGTTGGTGTCATACGAATTAAAGGACAACCTGACACGTAAGGATCTCATAGCACAAGCAAGTGCTGAACAAAAGGTACATGAAGCTATCGTTAAGCTAACCAAAGATGAGAGACTATATCAGTTCTTCTTGAATGATGAGGATGATCCTATAGATATACTAGGACACATCAGATACTTGTCACAGGCATGTGGTGTTCAGTATATATTCTTTGAACCTATCCAAGATATAGCAGCTAACATGGGTGGTGATGAAAGCAAAGAACAATTCCTAGCTGATCTATCTGTCAGGCTATCTAAGTTAGCAGCTGAGTTAGGTGTTGGCATTGTAACAATCGGACATACCAATGATGATGGTGCTGTTAAGTATTGCCGTATGATAGAGCAAAGAGCATCAGTTGTTGTTGAGTTACAACGAGATAAGATGTCAGAAGATATTGATGAAAGAAATACAACTAAGCTTCTTGTCACAAAGAACAGACCAGTTGGACCGACAGGATATGCAGGTCAGTTGACTTTCAATACAGATAGCTTTACTCTGTCAGAAAAATATGGAGAGTACTGATGCAAGAACTATTAGAATATGATCCTTTAGTTTACATAGCAGCATGTATTTATTTTGTAGGTATTGTTAACCATTACATACTGATGAATACGATACACATAATACTTGAAGCACCTAGGAATACTACAACTATGAGAATTAAAGCTATCATATGGCCTTGGGAATTAGCTCTATGTTTATGGGCTTCATGGCAAGACAGGGATTACTAATGAAAATACTAGCAATGGACATTGAGACTGACGCATTGGATGCCACTAAGATTCATGTGATCTGTGCTCAGGATGTTGACACCAAAGAGAAGTACCAGTTCCTTAACGTATGTACCATACCTGAGGAAAGAGAAGCCTTCTATCTTTTGTGTCAACAAACAGATAAGTTCGTATTTCACAATGGGATAGGGTTCGATGTTAAAGTAATAAACAAGCTGCTCAATCCTTTACTTATATCTCACCCTGAGATTATCAAACCAACTGATGTCATTGACACACTGATCATGTCAAGACTTATAGACTACAGCATCAAAGGTGGTCATAGTCTCAAGGCATGGGGTCAAAGACTAGGTGAGTTTAAGATTGGGTTTGATCAGTTCGAAGTATTGACACAAGAGATGATTGACTACTGTCATCAGGATGTTGAGGTTACAGTTAGACTATATCACAAGTTTAAGTCTAGTATCTTTGATCCTGACCTACAGGATGCTATCAAATGTGAACATGACATACAGATTTTATGTGAAGAGATGACAGACGCAGGGTTCTACTTCGAGAAAGATAAAGCTGAACACCTCTTGGATGAGGTTGAGCTACGTATGATAGAACTAACTGAAAGCTTTCAACGTGACTTCCCACCCCAACTAGAAGAGGTGAACAGGATTAAGTACCGAAAGAAAAAGGATGGTGCTGTCATGTCAAGTGTAAAGAAAGCACAAGAGAAATATTTCAAGACAACAGTTGATTGGTCAGTTAACCCACCCGACTTAGTGTGTTACGATTGGATAGAGTTTAATCCAGCATCACCTAAGATGAGAATAGAAAGACTATGGGAAGCTGGTTGGCAGCCATACGAAAAAACAAAGGGACATATA